AGAATAAATTTGAAGAAATGCTTGAGCGTTTGATCAATGAAGATCGCGAAGGCGCTGAAGAGCTATTCCACGAAATCGTAGTAGAAAAATCACGTGATATCTACGAGTCACTACTAGAAGACGAAACTGAAGAAGAAGTAGAAGAAGCTGCTGAAGAAGAAGTAGAAGAAGCTGCTGACGAAGAAGTAGACGAAGACGAAGACCTTGACGAAGGGTTTGATCTTGACGAATTTGAAGTTGAAGCTGATCCAATGGACGACATGATGGGCGACATTGAAATGGGCGGCGACGAAGAAGAAGGCGACGAAGAAGAAGGCGACGAAGAAGGTGAAGAAGAAGGTGAAGAAGACATGGAAGACCGTGTTATGGACCTTGAAGACGCACTAGACGACCTTAAAGCAGAATTTGAAAAAATGATGGCTGGCGACGAAGAAGGTGAAGAGGAAGAAGGCGAAGAGGAAGAAGGCGAAGAGGAAGAAGGCGAAGAAGAGCCTGAAGAAGAGTCATACGCTTTTGAATCAGAAGACGAAGATGAAGACGACGAAGACGAAGTTGAAGAATCTGCTCAACCTAAAACAGCCGGCGAACAAATGCGTGAATACGTAGAAAAAGTATCAGCTAAAATGGGCGACACAGGTACTAACGGTACTAAATCAGCTGTAGCTGGTAAAAACGACATGGGCGGTACTACTGCTAACATTGCAAAAGCTGAAGTAGCAAACGATCCTGAAGCAGGTGCTGGCTCAACAGTAAAAGGTTCTGCACTGAGTGATACAAGTGCAAAGGATATGTCAACTGGAAACATTAATGTACCAGGCGGCAAAGCAGCGAAAGCAGGTAAAACTGAACCAGCTGGACACGGCGCCGAGAAAAAAGGTAAGCCAGAAACTGCTGATAAAAGCGCTAAAAGTACTTTAGGCAAGTAATCAGTAAGACGAGGAAATTTGAATGAAAAACTTACGAGAGCATTTGACATTCGACCAAGCTGGCATGGTAGTTGAGTCATCGGAAAACTCACAAGGCGGCAAAGATCTTTTTATGAAAGGTATTTGCATCCAAGGTGGTGTACGTAACGCAAACCAGCGTGTGTACCCTGTAAATGAGATTGGAAGGGCTGTCAAAACTCTCAACGATCAAATAAGCGGAGGTTACAGTGTTCTCGGCGAAGTTGATCATCCAGAAGGCCTCAATATAAACTTGGACCGTGTAAGTCACATGATTACAGAAATGTGGATGGACGGTCCTAATGGTTACGGAAAACTTAAAATCCTACCTACTCCGATGGGACAGCTAGTTAGCACTATGATACAAGCAGGTGTTAAGTTAGGTGTTTCATCGCGTGGTAGCGGCAATGTAATCGAAGGAAGCGGAGAAGTTTCCGATTTCGAAATTATCACTGTGGACGTTGTGGCACAGCCTAGCGCTCCAGGTGCATACCCTACTCCAATTTATGAACATTTAATGAATTCAAGAGGAGGGTATAAGGCTTATGAGTTAGCACAGGCAACAAAACACGACGAACAGGCACAAAAATATTTGAAAGAGAGCTTATTAGGTATAATAAGCAAGCTCCGATAAACGAGGAGAAATAACATGTTGGATGCATTAAAATCACTCTTCGAGAGCAACGCACTTTCAGAAGAAGTAAGAACAGAGTTACAAGAAGCTTGGGATGCTAAAGTCCAAGAAAACAAGCGTCAAGTAACTGCTGAACTTCGTGAAGAATTTGCTCAGAAATACGAACACGACAAGTCAACAATGGTTGAAGCAATTGACCAAATGTTGGGTGAGCGTCTAGCTGAGGAAATACAAGAGTTTGCAGAAGATCGCAAACAACTTGCAGAAGCAAAAGCTAAGTATGCATTAGCTATGCGTGAAAATACAGATCTTATGAAAGGTTTTGTAATGGAACAACTAGCTAAAGAAGTTTCTGAACTTCATGAAGACAAGCAAGCTCAACAAGCACGTATTGATATGCTTGAAGAGTTTATTGTTGAATCACTTGCTAAAGAAATTGCAGAGTTTAATGAAGATAAAAAAGATTTAGCTGAAACTAAGGTACGCCTAGTTAAAGAAGCTAAACAACACCTAGCTAAAGTTAAAAACGACTTTATTGCTAGAGGTGCACAAGCAGTATCGGAAACAGTTAGCAAAACTCTAAACACAGAGATTAGCCAACTTAAAGAAGATATTGAAGAAGCACGTAAAAACGATTTTGGTCGCAAGTTGTTCGAAGCATTTGCTTCGGAGTACAGCACTAGCTACCTAAATGAAAAGTCAGAAACTGCAAAGCTACTGAAAGTTCTTGAAACTAAAGACAAGCAACTATCAGAAGCAAAATCACTTGCAGTGAAGGCTAAACAACTTGCTGAAGCACAAGAAAAAGAAAACAAACGTATTCTTGCTGAATCGGCACGTAAAGACATAATGCAAGGTCTTGTAGGTTCACTACCAAAAGATCAACGCGAGATTATGACAGACTTACTGGAATCCGTTCAAACTAACAGACTTCAATCTGCGTTTGAGAAATACCTACCGACAGTCATTGACGGGAAAGGGCCAGCAAAGCGTAAGGCAGTATTAGCAGAAGGCAAAGAAATTACAGGCAACCGCGAAAAATCGCAAACTAACGTTAGTTCACAAGCAGACGTAGACAGAAATGTTATTGATATCAAACGTCTTGCTGGATTATAATATTTAAGGAGATAATAATGTCAGAACTATTAGAATCACGCTGGCAGGAGACAAAAGGCGCACTTCTTGAGGGCCTACAAGGTAACAAGAAATCTGTCATGGCTGCCACACTAGAAAACACTCGCAAGCACTTAGCAGAAAGTGCTACAGCAGGCGCAACATCTGCAGGTAACGTAGCTACACTTAACCGTGTAATCCTACCAGTTATCCGTCGTGTAATGCCAACTGTTATTGCAAACGAACTTGTTGGCGTACAGCCAATGACTGGTCCAGTTGGACAAATTCACACTCTACGTGTACGTTACGCTGACGGCAACAACGGCGCAACTGCTGGAGAAGAGGCTCTAAGCCCATTCAAGATTGCTGAAGCATACTCAGGTGCTCCACAAGGCGATGCTGCTCCAAGCGCAACTGCTGCTATGGAAGGCATTGCTGGTAACAGAATGTCAATTCAAATCTTGAAACAAACTGTTGAAGCGAAAACACGCAAACTAAGCGCACGTTGGACCTTCGAAGCAGCTCAAGATGCTAACGCAATGCACGGTATTGACGTAGAAGCAGAAATCATGGCTGCTCTAGCACAAGAAATTACTGCTGAAATCGACCAAGAAGTACTATCTTCACTAGTTTCACTAGCAGGTACTGCTGCTGAAACTTACGATCAATCTGCTGTTTCTGGTACTGCTACTTTCGTTGGTGACGAACACGCTGCACTAGCTGTTCAAATCAACCGCGTATCAAACTTGATCGCTCAACGCACTCGTCGTGGCGCTGGTAACTGGGCTGTTGTGTCTCCATTTGCACTAACAATCCTACAGTCTGCTACTACTTCTGCGTTTGCACGTACTACTGAAGGTACTTTCGAAGCTCCGACTAACACTAAGATGGTTGGTACTCTAAACAACGCAATGAAAGTATACGTAAACACTTACGCTGCTGACAATGCTCCAGTACTAATCGGTTACAAAGGTTCAAGCGAATCTGATGCTGCTGCATTCTACTGCCCATACATTCCATTGATGAGCAGCGGTGTAGTACTAGATCCAGGTACATTCGAACCAACTGTATCGTTCATGACACGCTACGGCTACGTAGAACTAAGCAACACTGCTTCGTCTCTAGGTAACGCAGCTGACTACCTAGGTCTAGTTGATATTACTAGCAGTGCAGTTAGCTTCAGCTAATAGTTACTTTAGGTAATGTAAAACAAATAGGCCCTACGGGGCCTATTTTTTTGTCTAGTGTATAGGCAAACAGATTGATAAATACTATTGTCATATAGGAGCCTACCTAGTAGTAGGACTTATGCGGTACCCGCCGCGTAGACCCTAGAACGG